CCGCAAGCGACAGATGACGGCTCGCGGCCCAGCGGCGCCGGAAAACGTAACCGGCACCCTTTGTCTCCTCCACCCTCCTCCTTTGGTGGATTACCCGGCCCAGTGCCGGGTTTTTTATTCGGAAGTATGTAGGTAACAAATGCAGTATTTAGGGAGTCGGCTCTCTTAAGCGAAAAGCCCGCTTACTTCGTGGGCTTCTTTGCCGTCTTCTTGGCGGGCTTTGGCGCGTGCGGCTTCGGCGGCGCACTGAGCATGCGGCGCAGGACTTCGGCCTCGGTGGGTTGAGGCGCTTCTGGTTTTGTCTGTTTGCTCATGAGGTGCCTCTATGTCGGAATGCGTTTTGGAGCGGCCTGCGCTCGCACTGATAAACGCACAAGTCCCTTTGGTCAAATGGCGCTGCGCTTTTACTCGTCACGAAACAAGTGTTTGTTGTCTTCCATGTAGCGCTTGCGTTCGGCTATTTCTTCAAGAGTTGGGTTTTCCACCTGCCTGCGCATTTCAGCGGCGTCGTATCGGTTCATGCGCACCTCGGCGCGCTTAACCTGAATCGCAAGGCGTGGATCAAGTCTCCATGCCTCAATTTCTTCATATGTTCGGCGGCGGCGCATTTCTAGGATGGCCGCCGCTGTGGAGCGTTGAATGTCGGACGGTTTACTCATGTTGGGGCCTTCTTCTGATCAAGCGGCAACGATGCCGCCAAATGCGCAGGTTGATCGGATTGCAGACTATCTGTGTCAAGAGTTCAATGGCCTGCTTGAGGTGGAGTTGACGCCAGAGGCGGCGAAGCGGGTCGCTCGTGAAATTGTCGAACTTTCACGCTGAAAGCGTCAATGTCGCTAATGCGTTCCTTGATGCGTCGTTCGACTTCTTGAAAGTCACGCATGGTGTATTCAAGCGGCGTGAACCTGAATTCATCCAGTTTCTGCATGTCTTTGAGCGGCGCCGAACCCAAGCCCTTTGCGCGCACGGTTGCATACGCCGCGTAGTTGTCAATCAACTGGCGCGGGTTGATGTGAATGAGGGAGTCCGGCGCTTCAGGCGCTAGCATCCAGCAGCCATGAATGATGCGGTCGCGTTCGCCGCCGGTTTGCTTGACCTGTTTTCGCAGCGCCTGGAATTCTTGAAATAGCTCGGGCGGAAGATTCTCGGTGGCTATGGCGTCAAGGATGGCGAACCTGGTCGGCTCGCTTCGCACTGGGCTAAAGACCGTCGTCGCGAGCCTCGCATCTTCGTGCAGGATTACCGAAACCAGTATGCCCATGCTCCACTCGACGTGCGACCAGTGCGCGGCAATTCTGCCGATGTAAGCTGCCAGTTCGGGACGTTTGGCGCAGGCGTCCGGATCGCCAATCCATTTACCGTTGAAGGGTTGCGGCATGTCAGAAATTGAGGCTATGTGGCGGAAGGTGGAGGCAGAGTATTTACGAGTTGACGCAGAGCGCGCTCGAAAATCTCAAGGCTCCCGTCCGGCCAGTCGGTGGCTAGCAAGATTGCTCGATGCGCTTCGGCGAACTGGTCAACGAGATCGCTCAATTGTTGCGGCTCGGGGTGAAGTCGAACAAGCGCCGCGATGACGGCTTGCTGCGCCATGGCGCGGATCGCCGCAGCCCTTGCATCGGCAATGTTGTTGGGGATTTCATCCGCCGCTTTGCTCACGCTTGCGCCTCACCAATCCGCCGATACGTCAGGCGCTTGCCGCTGATGTTTTTGAGCGCCTTGGCAGCGCGCATGTTGTCATCCACGCCGAGGGAAATGCGGTTGTTCCAGCGGAAGTCAAATTCCGTCGCATAGCGCTGCAAGTGCTGTTCGCTGACGTTGTGGAATGTGCCGTACAGGCCGCGCTTAAGGATGGCAAAGGACGATTCCACAGTATTGGTGCTGACATCGCCGCGAGCGTATTCCTTGGCGCTGTGGTTGACCACGCCGTGTGATTTGAACTCGCGGCCTATCTTTGTATAGACGGAAGCCTCGTCGGTCATCAAGCGGGCCTTCTTGGCGATCTGCTGTTTCAGAATCGGGCGCAGGGTTTCGGCGTTGACGTTGGCGACATGGAATGAGCGCTTCTCGCCGTTGCGCTCAACCAGGGTGACAACCTTCATCTTGTGTGCATAGCCGCGAGCGCCAGCGGGTTTCTTGTCGTTGTTGCCCCAGTAGGTTTCGTCAACCTCAACCGGCGCACCGCCGCCGCCAAGCTGGCCGGTGGGTGTGATGTTCATGGCTTCACGAATGCGGTGGCACATGAACCACGCGGTTTTGTAGGTGACGCCAAGCATGCGCTCGATCTGCTTCGCGCTGATGCCTTTCTTACTGGCGCACATCAAGTGGGTTGCGTACACCCACTTGTGAAGCGCGACCTTGGAGCGCTCAAACACCGTGCCCACGGTCACGGTGAACTGCTGGCGGCAGTCGCCGCAGAACAGCAGGCCGGGGCGATGGCTCGCGCCGTTTATGCGGCTATTGCGCTCAATACCGCCGCAGTGCGGGCAGACCGGCCCATTGGGCCAACGGATTGATTCAAGATGCTCACGCGCTGCATCATTGTCATTAAAGCGCGGTTCGGTATGGATGGCTGACATGAAATTTGATCCTGTTTCTACTGAACAGTGCCAACGGGTGGCAGGGTTCCAGCGGCGTGAAGAACCACGATCCATCCTTGCGCTGGGAGTCCATCAAGGACGGCTTTGGGTATTGCAGTCGGAGAGACAAGCTTTGTCGGGCCCGACCGTTGAAACCCATGGACAGGGCGTACCAGTAGGGCTGGCACTCGTTGTTTTGTGGCGCGCGATTCAAGCCACTCTGGAACGATCCACCAATGCCCTTCGTGTTCGATGGTATCGAAGCGCAGGACGAACCCTTCTTGTTCGGGATCGCCGCTGATAGACGCGATGGTGTCGTGAATTTCCATTCACGTACTTTGCTCTTTTAAACTGCGTGTGTCAAGTACATACTTCCGTTTTTATTCGCGTAGCTCAAGAGTCGCGCTTACAAGTAACCGGAGCCGGCCGGCGACCGATTGACCCCGGCGGTTTTCCTCTCATGGCCGCTCGCAAGGACGGGGCGCCGCCAACACAGAAAGCAGATCATGGACATGCCGCAAGGAATGGAAGCGCCTGACGCCTCGATGGGCGAGGACGGCGGCAAGACGCTCGCCTATTGCGTCGAGGTCTATGTGTACGCCGACGGCACTTTCCGCGTGACCAAGGAAGCGCCGGAGGCTGAAGAAGCCGAGCACGAAGCAGCTGGAACCGAAGAAGGCGCCGGCGGCACGGACTTCCAGAGCCTGGGCGATGCCCTCAAGGGTGTTCTCGACATCATCAAGCAGAACCCGGTATCCGGCGGCGCCCAAAGCCAGTTCGAGGCCGGATTGCGCCAAGAAGCACCCAGCACCCCGCCAATGGGCGGCAAACCCCCGATGTAACCACGAAGGACAACCACATGAGCAAAGCAACCATCACCCTGGAGGATGCCGGCGAAGGCTCCTTCAACCTGTCGACCGACTACGAAGGCGGGTATCAGGTCGGATCCATGGCCCACGAAGCCGTGATCATGATCTGCAAATTCATGGATCAGATCGCCGAGCAGCGCTCGCGCGCCACCGTTCACGGCGACACGACGGGCGAGCTGACGGCCGCAATGAGCGAAGACCTGCCGGCTGCGGCCAACGCCGAACTGCAGGCAACCCTGACCAAGATGCGGGAAGCGGCCGATGTCAGGCGCGAGGTCGAAGCGATCGAGCCGCACACCATCGCGATTGCGCGCGGGTGATGTGTGGCCGCCAAGAAGGGGCGAACCCGCTCCAAGATTGACGCCGACGGCCTGACCGCAAAGCAGGCGCAGTTCGTCAAGGAATACCTGATTGATCTGAACGCAACGCAGGCAGCGATCCGTGCCGGGTACAGCAAAAAAACAGCCCGGCAAATCGGCGAAGAAAACCTGACAAAACCGGATATTGCTGCGGCGGTGAAAAAGGCTGTGGAATCAAGGGCCAATCGCACCGAGATCACTGCCGACCGAGTGCTGAAAGAGCTTGGCCGACTTGCATTTTTCGACATGCGCAAGTTGTATGCGGACGATGGCACGCTGAAACCGCCGCGCGAGTGGGACGATGACACTGCCGCGGCGCTTGCCGGACTCGATGTGGTCGAAACGCAGAATGCCGAGGTGGATGGTGAAGGCAACATCACCTACACGCCGCAGTTCGTGAAGAAGGCCAAAGTGTGGGATAAGGGAGGCGCGCTGACTTTGGCCATGAAGCACCTGGGCATGCTGACCGAAAAGGTAGAGTTGTCCGGCAAAGTGACCGGCAACATCCAGTACGTGGCAGAAATGCCGCCGCGCCGTGGCTGATCGAGTAATTCGGTACGTACCCAGCCCGACCCTGAAAGAGTTCCATGCCTCAAACGCATTTGTGCGCGGCATTCGCGGCCCGATCGGGTCCGGAAAGTCGGTCGGGTGTTGCTGGGAGGTCTGGTCCCGGGCGCAGGAACAGAGGCCGGACGTCGATGGCGTGCGGCATTCCCGCTGCCTGGTGACCCGGAATACCTACGGCGAACTGACGTCGACCACGATCAAGACCTGGCTGGACTGGTTTCCTGAAGACCGGTTCGGCAAGATGGTGCACGGTGCCCCCATCACGCAGATGTGCAAGTGGGAGATGGCCGACGGCACGCGGGTCGAGTTGGAAATGCTGTTCCTGGCGCTGGATCGGCCGGAGCATGCCAAGAAGGTGCTGTCGCTTGAGGTGACCTTTGCGTGGATGAACGAGGCGCGCGAGCAGCCAAAGGCCATTCTGGACGCGATCACCGGCCGGGTCGGGCGCTACCCTCGAGCAGAAGAGGGTGGCTGTACTTGGTACGGCGTGATCATGGACACCAACCCGCCGGATGACGATCACTGGTGGTATCTGCTGGCCGAGGTAATGCGGCCGCCGGAACATGAGTTCTTTGCCCAGCCGGCCGGCGATGCGGATGACGCCGAGAACCTTGATTGGCTGGTGCAGACCCCGGAAACCCTGGCGCTGCCGTGCGGTGACCGCCGGCGCCGGGCGCAAGGCAGGCAGTACTACACCCGCCTGTGCCACGGCAAGACGGACGAATGGATCAAGGTCTACGTCAGGGGCCGATACGGCACGGTGCACGACGGCAAACCGGTGTATCCGGAGTGGAACGATACGCTGCACTGCAAGGAAATCAGCCCGATTCAGGGCGTGCGGCTGTCGATCGGCCTGGACTTCGGGCTAACCCCTTCCGCAGTGATCTGCCAGCAGGATGCGCGAGGCCGATTGCTAGTGCTGGACGAGGCCTGTGGCCTGGACATGGGCTTTCGGCAGTTCCTCGAGGACGTTCTGGTCCCGCTTCTCACCACTGAATACAGCGAGTGGTGGAAGAACAAGGACAAGATGATCCTGTGCATCGCCGATCCGGCCGGCAACCAGAAGGCCCAATCGGACGAGAACACCTGTTTCAAGGAAACCCGCAACGCCGGCCTGAAGATCAAGGCCGGCGCGACGAATGACTACGTGCCGCGGCGCTCCGCGGTGGCCTGGTTCCTGTCGAAGTTGACCGGTGGCCAGCCAATGATCCTGTTGGACCCCTTTTGCAAGGTGCTGCGGAAGGGTTTCAACGGCGGCTACAAGTACCGGCGGATCCAAGTGACCGGCGAAGAGCGGTATGCCGACGAGCCGGTGAAGAACGCATATTCGCACCCGCACGACGCGCTGCAGTACGTGGCGCTCGAGTTCGGCGGCGTGCAGGCCATCAAGACCAAGCCGGCCATCCCGGCAGTACCCACATTCAGAAACCCCGACGCGACCATGGGCGCGCTCGGATAGGAGCATCTATGGCAACCAAGGCGGTAACGATCACGGACATCAGTCTGACGCAGGACGGGTCGGTGAAGCTGCTCACATGGGCGGCGCTGACGCAGGCGACGCTGGACGATGGCGAGCCGATGTCATTTCCCGAGTTTGGCGACGTTGCTATCCAGATGACCGGCACGCTGGGCGCTGGCGGGACTGTGGTGTGGGAAGGCTCAAACGACAAGCATGTTTGGGCCACGCTGAACAACGCGCAAGGCACGGCACTTTCTTTGAACGCGCTGGGCATCAAGCAATGCGTTGAGCGCCCGCTCTGGATGCGCCCGCGCTGCACGGCTGGTGACGGCACGACTTCGCTGGTGGTCACTGCCCTGATCCGCCGCATCAACACGATGAGGACTTGAACCATGGACATGAACACCGCTGCCGATGCAATTCGGCAAATGGCCGTTCGCTACGAAGCAATGGTAGTGGCTGCTGATGTGCTGACCAAGCTGGGAGGCCTGGACAACGCCGTCAAGGAAGCCACTGCGCGCGCCAAGGCCGCAAACGAAGCCGCCGACAAGGCCCAGGCCGAACACAGCAGCCTCCTCGAGCAGATCGCCAAGGCCAAGGGCGCTGTCGAAGCCGAATACGCCGACCAGCGCGCCAAACAGGAACGAGTAGTCGCTGACCTGACCGCCGAGGGTGCGCGCCTGGTGCAGTTCGCCAAGGATACGGCAGCGCAGGAGCGGGCGCAACTGAACGCCGAGGCCGAAGCCTTGCGCGCGTCGCAACAGGCAGCCACCGAGAAGCACCTCGAGGCGCTGAAGAAAGCCCGGGCGCAACTGAAAGCGGCCGAGGAAGACACTGCCGCCAAGGCGCAAGAGCTCGCCGACATCGAAACCCGGCTTGCCGCCGCCCGCGAGGCGATGGGCAAGTTGCTGGCCGCGTAAGGGGGCGCCATGCCGAAATCCACTGCAACCTGTAACTCTATCGTCAACCTGATGTATCGGGCAACAGCCTGGGCGAACGTCGCTGACAACGCTGCCTCGAGCCCGCTGACCAACACCTACGTGGCGCTGCACACCGCAGACCTGACGGCCGGCACCAACAGCCAGGCCGAAGATGAAACGTCGTACACCAACTATGCCCGGGTGGCGGTAGCGCGATCAACTGGCTGGGATGCGGCCAGCGGCGGCGCAACGCAGAACGCGGCGACGATCAGTTTCGCCCAGTGCGGCGTGACCGGCGCGACCCTGACGCACGTATCAACCGGCGTGGCCTCAAGCGGCGCAACGGCGGTATGGCACTACGGCGCGCTGAACTCTTCGCTGGTGGTTTCGTCGGGCATCACGCCCCAGTTCGCGGCCGCAGCCCTCTCAATCACTGAATCCTGATGGATCAGCGCACCGCCATCGAGCGCACCCTGTGGGATCAGATCGGCCCACCGCTCTACTACTGCGCCGACTGCATGCGCGCCGTCAAGGTCAAAGCGCGCGACAGGCAAGAACCGCTGATCGAACGCCCCTGCAAGCAGGACTGCGGGCACCAGATCATGGCGCCGCGCAAGGCGATCACCGCCGGCGAAGGCGGTTTGTCGTTCGTGAACAAAGTGCGGGTACGGCGTGACCAGATCGCGGCGGCCATCACCGGGCGGTGCGTGTGACCATCACAACGGTATCCGGTATCGCGGATGCCTATGCGGCTGGCAGGCAGTGGACCGGCTATCTGCGCCGCGCAGGCCCGTCCATGACGCTAGGCACCTGGACGGACCTCAGTTATGCGGCCGGCATTCCGGTGGCGAACTACTACGCGGCCACGCCTGTGACGTCGGCGCAACTGGCGGCCAATGATGGCATCTTCCACGGCCCCTCAGTCAATTCGGCCGGCTACAAGAAGTACCTGCACAAGGCAATGCTTCTGCCGCCCGCCACTTCGGTCGGAACGGTGACAGCCATCCTGCATGACGTGGTGGCCTATTACCCGTTTGTGGACGGCGACGGCGGCTCGCAAGACATGGTGAACACGCTTGGCACGCTGCGCTATGAAGGCGGCAAGGACTGCAAGATCATGCTGGTGTCCCAAGGCGCGGGCGTTTCGGATGCGGTTGACATCTCGATCACCTACACCAACACGGCGGGCGAGCAAAAGACGCTGACGCCGGTCTATATGCGCAATTCGGCGACGGCGGGGCAACTGCTTTCGACCATCGATGCAACTGCCATTGGCGTGCTGAACTACAAGATTCCGAGTCCGTATTTGAATCTGATGGAAGGCGACACCGGCATCAACAGCATCGACAACATCAACATCCCCTCGGCAGTCGGCGGGATCTTCGCGGCGTGCATCGTCAAACCGCTGGGCACGATCAGTTGGCAGGAATTGCTTATTCCCATCGAAGTCGATTTTCAGCGCGACAGACTGAAAATGGCCGAGATTGAGGATGGCGCTTATATCCACATGATCGCGCGAGGCACGGTGACAGCGGCACCGACAACGCTGCACGGCGAATTCTCTTTTGTTTGGGGGTAGGCATGGGCTTTGCAAGTATTGATGACATGGTTGCGGAGCTTTCGGCCGGCAAGGGCTGGCGGCAGGACTTCTCCAAGGGCTCGGGCTCCAATGCATTCGTTGCAGGCAACACGTACGACCTGCAACAGTTCGCCGGATCGCCGGTGGCGGCCACCTATCCAGGCACCACGCTGGTTGCGCAGACCCCGACCGACAAGAACGGTGGCGCGGCGATTGGCGCTTCGTTCGGCATGTATCACGGCGGCAATGTGTCCTCGGACACCAAGCACCTGCTGAACATCGGTCTGTATTCATCGGTGGCAACGGCGGTTCCGGGAATCGCGCACCTGATCGACATCGTGATGTACTACCCGGCGCTGGCGAACAACTCGACCGGCGCGCAAACGCTGATCAACTCCAACACGTTCACAGCTTCCAGTTCTGGCGGGTTGCTGCTGACCTACACCAACGACTTCGGCAGTGCCAACCATTACACCTCGGTCACGTTCTCAAACTCGGGCGGCGCGCTGCCTACCGGGCTGAACAACACGGATGTGTTCTACCTGCGGCGCGCGTCGGCCACCACGGCGAACGTGGCCACCAGTGAGGCCAACGCGATTGCGGGAACTTACGTGGCGTTCACGGATGCTGGAACGGGTACGCACACACTGACGGTGACGCCCAATCGCTATGCCGATGGCGCAGGCTTGCGTATGTACACAGTGGCCACGGCGACGGTTACCAACACCGCCACGCCGGTCCTGTCCGCTTCAGGATTCCAGTACACCAACAGCGCGGGTGCAACGGGCCGCGTGGCTGGCGCGGTGGTCAACTACACCGTGGGCGGCACGTCCATTCCGCCGGTCGGCAAGATTTTCCATTCGGGTGTGGCGTCGGCCAACTATGCGCCGTTCCTGCCTTTGCAAGCCGGTGATGTCGGCGTTCGACGGGTGACGCAGTATCAATTGTCCACGGCCTACGGCTCTGCCCAAGCTGGCGCGTTGATCATGTGCAAGCCGCTTGCCACCATCCCGATCGTGACCGCGGCTGTTGCCGGCGAGCGCTCCCTGGTGATGCAATTGCCCAGCCTGCCCAGGATCTACGACGGCGCATGCCTTGGGCTGCTGTTTTTCCCGGGCGCTGCGACGGCGGCCAACACGCCGTTGATGGGCTACCTCGACTTTGGATGGGGCTGATGCTGCTGCGTAACGGACTTTCCATCAACGTCATCCCGCTGTCGCTGACCGGGTTGGGGTGGCAGAACTTCGTTCACGATACGCGCGTGATGAATCAGTCCAATTCGGAGGCCTTTACGGCTCTGAGTTCGTATTCAACCGGGCTTTACCCGCCGCACAGCATGATCCCGCCGCGAACCGCTGGCCGGATGGTGGCGCATGACACGCTGATAGGCACCGGCGGCATCAGCGCAACGGCATTGGCCGTCAAACTGGCTGAAGCGGCGCTTACCGGCGACGGCGAGCTCACTGCCACTGGCGGGCTGATCGTCCAGCTGGTGGCGGCACTGTCCGGCGATGGCACGGTAACGGCGGCCAACCTTCAGGCGTTCCTTGCCGCAGTCGCAAGCCTGACTGGTAGCGGTTCTGTCACCGCATCTGCTGCCGGACTGGGCGCGTTGCTGTCTGCCTTGACCGGCTCGGGCGACATTGACCTCACGCCGGCCGCGTTCGGCGAACTGAGCGCCGACCTGGTTGTGACAGGTACGGGCCTCACGACAGCCAACGTCGGCGCCGCGGTATGGGCGCAAGTGATCGAGGCAGGATTTACCGCCGAAGAGGTGCTGCGCCTGATCGCCGCGGTTACAGCTGGAGATGCATCGGGCCTCGAGTCTGGCAGCCCGACCTTCCAAGGCATTGACGAAAGCACGACGCGCGTGGCCGGCACGTATTCCAGCGGCACGCGCGACATCACCACAAGGAACGCAAGCTGATGTTCGGCGCATATATGGGCTCGACGTTTATCGGCCAATGGTGGGGCGGTGAGGGCGGCCCGACGCCGCCGGAAGACACCGCGCCCGACTGGATCATCCGCGCTCGACGCCACTGTATTCGATAGGACACCATGACCACCATTCAAACCGTGATTCCGACTGGCACCCTGGCCGATAAGGTTAAGGCCGCTGTGCCGTCAAGCCTTGCGGGCGGGCAGATTCCGCAGAGCACCATCCTGGCTTGTCTTCAGCCGCTGGTTGATGAGTGCGAAGCGCTGCGCAAGCGGGTGGCCCAACTGGAGGGGCGCAAGCCATGAGCCGAATCGTCAAGCCTTCCGGCGTTGCTTGGGACTTCCAACTAGCGGACGCGGGCGGCATCGAAGATATTCTTGGGCCGAACGGAACGCGCACGTACATGGTTCGGGAAACGGTTGACGCTTCCGGAAACACCACTGGACTGGCGGGGGCGGATGACGCTTCTGCAAGCACCATCTGGCTATTTGGCACGACAACGCAGGGCGCAACCGCAGGGGCAGGCAAAGAGAAGTATTCGTTCGACCGGCTTGATGTAAATGCCAGTTCTGTTGCGCGCCCAACAAACGTCTACATCGAGCAGTCAACCAATCTCGGCGTGACGATGACGTGTGATTTTCACGCGCTCGATGTGCTGGTGTACGGTGGTGGCTCGAATACGCGCTACACGGCAAACGTTGGGCTGTATGGAATCGAAGGCACGGCGCAATTCACCGGCACGAATTCGCAGACGCTTGGCAAGGCAGTTGGTGTTTACGGCTTGGGCAAATCCAGTTCAACCAACGGTACGCTGTCGGTGAATGTTGGTGTGCAAGGCGCGGTCCAAAACTCTGCGGCTGGCACGACGACGCTAGGAGCGGCGTTCTACGCAAAATCGCCAACCGTATCAGCGGGGGCAATGACAACCGCAGTCGGTTTGTATGTTGAGGATGTCACCGCAGGAACCGCAAACTTTGCGATTCAAACAAACGCGGGGCAAGTTAACTTTTTTGCCGGAACCGCCACGCCAGCGGGCGGCACCGCACTTGTCGGCATGACGATGGGCAGCGCAAAAGTCGGGCTGTATTGGGGTAGTGGTGCGCCAACGCTATCGGCGGCGCAAGGCTCTATTTACATGCGAACCGATGGCGGCGTCAATTCGCGACTGTACTCAAACAGCAACGGTGGAACGACATGGCAACCGATGACGAACGCGGCATAAAAGCGGCAGAAGTTCTTCGCCTGACGCAAGGGCAGCGCGACGCCGCGGCAAACGCCTATGTCGATGCAATGGGTGAGTTAGCGGTGTGGCGGGCTCGATGGAACGATCGGACTGCGCTGGAAGTGCGAATTGCAGAGCTTGATGCTTAACCGCGCAGGCCGGATGCCTGCACAAATGAATCAGGACACTCAATAAATGACCGACATGGCCGATCTCCCGCCGGAAGTGCGCGCGGAGATGGGGGGTGGTGCGCCTGATCTCGAGCGGCTGGCCGGCATTGAGCAACTGATCTCGGACAAGCGTAAGGAGTACGTCGCCTACCGGACCGAGTCGGGCATCGAGGAAATCTGGCGCAAGGCCGAAGAGGCGTATCTCGGCATTGACGACGCCAACCGCAGCGAATTCGCCAAGGCCAAGTGGGCAAAGCCGACCTCGATTACCGGCCCGGTGACAACGAACGCCAGGACGACGGGCGACAACACCAAGTCGACCGCTTTCGTGCGCCTGACCAGCCGGTATGTCGATGCCGGGGCTGCGAAGTTGGGCGAAATCCTGCTGCCGATCGATGACAAGGCATTCTCGTTCGGGCCGACGCCGATACCGGACCTGATCAACGCCAAGGACGATCAGACGCAGGTTGTGATTGACGGCCGGAGACTTGAGCGCGACGCGACGCCAGAGGAAATGGCGGCGATGACGGGTGCTCCAACCGGTACGGAAATGCCGGTGCCCGGTGCGCCAGCCAAGCCGCCAGGCGTTCCGCTGACCTATGGCGACCTCGCCAAAGAAGCGATGAACAAGGCCAAGGACGCGGCGACCAAGGCCGAGAAGCGCGTCTACGACTGGATGGTCGAGAGCCGCTACCCGATGCACATGCGCAAGGTCATCTTCGACAGCGCGCGTTTGGGTGTGGGTGTGGTCAAAGGTCCGTATCCGGACGAGCGACGCGTCCAAGCGGTGACGAAGACCGCCGACGGCGTGATGCTGCAGATCAAGAGTGCCATCAAGCCGAGCATCAAATGGGTGAGTCCGTGGGACATCTACCCTGACCCGGCCTGCGGTGAAGACATTCAAGACGGTTCGGGCATCTTCGAGAAGGACGGCATCTCCGAGCGCTCCCTGAAGAAGCTCAAGAAACTGCCGGGCTACAAGG